TGGGATCTCGTTACCCCAGAAGCACCAGCAGCAGAGTGATAAAACACTTATAATTTTTTAGGAGAAACTTGAAATGAAAAATGCACCGAGATTGCCTGGCGTAGATACTGCTATTAAATATCTTCGCCCTGATGCTAAATTTGACTTATATAACAGGACTTTTACTCGTTGGGAATGTCCACACGGATCTGAACCACCCGAATGGGAAGAAGTAGAAGCACAAATTCAAAAGGATGTAGAAGTTTATAATTACTATCTCTATGCCCGTAATCGTGAAACGGAGTATGGAGATTGGAAAGACCAACTGAACCTTCTCTATGATGATATCAAGTCTGGTAATTTGGAGAATGGTAAATGGGTTCAGATGGTGGAAGCGGTAAAAGCAAAACATCCAAAACCAGAGGGAGAACCACCTACTTGACACCTGACTCAGAATCCCTTATAATATTCAAGTCTTCAACATCCTTGTAACTTTGGGAATGAAGACCACTTCTCTGTGGTGGGAGAGGTGAGTTGGTGGTATAATGGGGAGGGTTTTATACCCTCCTTTTTTTCTATTATAAATTACTATAAATCTCAATGCCTTATGAATTTCACAGTCTACTCAAAAGAGGATTGCCCATATTGCTACAAGGTTAAACAAGTTCTTGAATTGACAGGAAATAGCTTTGTGGTTTATAATTTAGGAGAACATTTTACTAAAGAAGAATTCTATGCCGAGTTTGGTGAGGGTTCTACTTTCCCACAGGTCGTTTGTGATGACCAGAAATTAGGAGGATCCGTTGACACAATCAAATTCCTCAAGGAACAACAAATTATCAAGTCCTGACATAAATAAAAATGAAGACCACTTTAATCGTGGCGTTGAACTTATACTTAATGGAGGAAAAAGAAAGCAAACTCAACCGTTCCACATCATCTTTGAGAAGATGGTTTGCTTTCTGAATCGGGAAGTAACCATCTATTTTGAGTTTTCCTTTAAGTCAAGGAAAAGAAAAGTAGTTTCCCGAGGTAAAAGAAATGCTCGCAGTTAGTTTAGTTTTTGGTTCCTTTCTAACAGTATTGTTTCTTATAGTGGGAGTAATGGCAGGTTGGGTGGCAAGAGAATATATGATGAACTATCGGGAAATTCCAAAGTTACATCCAGAATTCTATGATCAGAATGGTAATGTAATTCCCGATGAAGTTTTAGCTATTTCATTTAATCCAGATTATTTTGACGACGAAAATTATGACAACGACGACGACGAAGACTAAGACCAAAACAACTCCCAAGACTGTTAAGGTCACTCCAATTCCAGAACTACCTACCAATCCTTTTGCTTTTGAGGTTCTAGACCTTGTATCAAAGCAAAGATCTAATGTTAAGAAGGTAGAAGTTCTCAAAAAATATGAGCACATTTCACTGAAGGTGATTCTGCTCTGGAACTTTGATGAGACTGTGATTTCAGTTCTTCCAGAGGGACCAGTTCCTTATTCTGGATATGCTGATCAGACTTCTTATAGTGGCAGTCTTTCTACGAAGATCACCGAAGAGATTCGTAGAATGCACGAGACTGGATCATTCTCTCTTGGAGCAACTGATAAGCAGGGACATACCACACTTCGTAGAGAGTATGTGAACCTGTATCACTTTGTTAAAGGTGGTAATGATGCTCTGAATAACATTCGTCGTGAGACAATGTTCATCAATATTCTAGAAGGACTTCATCCACTGGAATCAGAGATCCTTTGCCTGATCAAAGACAAGAAACTTTCGGACAAATATAACCTTACAAAAGAAGTCGTAATGGAGGCATATCCCGATATTCAGTGGGGCAATCGTTCGTGAGTCGTGAGGTAATTGAGAAAGAACAAAGTACAGAAAAGCATATGGACCATTGGACATCATCAGAAAAAGAAACCTGTAAGACTCGTTACGGTTGTGAGATTCTCGTTGAGAATGGTTCGTATGCTGATGTTTGTACAAAGGATGCACCTAATGATGCTCATATTGTCAAGTATGTGGTGGGTGAAAAGATTTGTTTTGACCTTACCAGAGGTACAAGAACTAAATTATTTGATATGTACTGGGATAAGTTTCGTGAAAATTTAAAGAGTATTGGATTTGGATATGGGAGAGTGAATCCAAAGATGTGGGGTTATCAAGCACCCAAAACCAAAAAGCGGAAGTGATTCCCCAGATCGCCAACAATTTTTCCGGCAAAATTTTGAGTTCTTAAAGTTTTTTAAAATTGTATCACATTTTACAAAAAAACTTGTATAAATTATCGTAACGAGGTATAATGCCTCTACGTTCATCTGGAAAACCAGACGGAAGTAAGCCGACTCGGAACGGATCGTTCATCTATGGAAGCAATCATTCTTACTTGTTTACAGGCACAATTAATGGCAGGAAGAGTTCTTAAACAGGACATTCCCAATCAAGCAAAGAATGATATTATTTGGGAGATCAAACAGATTTCTCCAAAAACTTGCCCCATAGACGCAAAAGCCGACTGAAGGAACGCTCTTTAACCTCAAAAACTAAGGAGAAAACCAATGAGTCGTGTAGTGTATAGAGGTGTTGAATACGATACCGAAAAGCGTATTGAATATCAACAGCAAATGCAACAACAATCCCAACAATACAACGAAACCTATCGTGGTGTTAAGTTTGTAAAGGAGGGGCATAAGTGAAAAAACTTAACTTCCTTCAAATCATTAAAGAGCAAAAGCAAAAAGAAGAGCGTCGTCATCAGGCACAACTAGCACAACTAGTTGGAGCAAAGTGATGGGACAAGTCATCATATCTTCAACTGCTGCGATTGCGTTGATGACCATATTACTGTCATCATACATTCAGTGGCTTTATAAGTAAATCACTGGGAGGGGCAACCCTCCTTTTTTTATAGGTATAAACTCGTAGGCATAAATTATTGTTAAGGAATCAACACAAAACACCTAGATAGTAGTAGAATATAGAGGTGAAGCGTATGAACGAAAACCCCTTTGTTATGTTATTCTATGTGCATGGAGGTTATTATGCACAACCTAATCTCTTACAATCAACTAGCTGGATGGGAACACTTTGAGGAGACAGTAGAACGATCTAATGAACAGAACGACTTAGTTAATGATTATTTTAATTGTTTGATTGAGTGTGATGATGAAAAACAAACTTGTAAAAGAATTTGTAGGGAGTTGTTAAGCAAGTCATAATGAAACGGGGGGGTTGACTGCCCCTCTTTTTTTATGGTAAAATGCCTAAAGAGAATAGTAACTTATGGACAGAGACAAACTCAAACTCATCGTCCGTAATCTAGAACTTCTTGTAGATTCTCTCAAAGCAGAAGTGTACTCTGATGTTTCTGCTTACAAGGCACCAGAGAAAACAACAGAACGATTTGTAGATTACGACGAACTTTATGACGATGACGATGGATACGCAGACTAAAAAAGCAAAAGAACTGCTAAAATTAATGAAGCGATTAGTCGCTCAAAATCATATGTATTCCGAAGAAGAACTTCATGAAATGAAAAAAAGACTTCGTGAAGCAGAGGAAGAAATCGCTAAACTAGAAGCACATACATCAAAAGGATTTGGAAAGAAATGAAACCTATTAAAGCGAAAGACCTTCTGGAACTAGATAAAAATCTTGAAGTAGTAATGTTGCAGTGTTATGCTCTTCCAGAACAAGTTATTTACCAAGCAGGAAAATGTGACTATTCTGAAACTCCTATTCATAACCAACAAATTCCTAAACCAAGTGAATGTGGTGAGTGGGTGGTAGAACGTCTCTTAAGTAATGAGAAAGGGCACTGGGGTCCCCTAGAACACCCCGCAATTACTTTTTCGGTGTCTGGGTATGTTCATAACGTTGCGATGCAAGCAAGAACTCATAGAGTGGGTGTAAGTTTTGATGTTCAATCACAACGTTATACTGGTAAAAGAGTAATAAAAGTCGCTAGTGGGGAATTAAAACCAGAAGATGTTTTTTACGTTCGCCCTGCAGGATTTTATACCAATCGTTATGGTAAGAAATATGATTGGACACAAGAAAATTATCTAGATGAGTTAAACTGGATCGTAGAGGGTTGTAAGCGTTATGCAACAAAATACGAAAAAGGAATGTGTGAAGAGCACATTAGGGACTATCTTGCACAAGCAATTCGTCAGAACTTTGTGGTTTCTTTTAACCTTCGTTCTGTTCTTCATATTATGGATTTGCGAGCAAAAATGGATGCCCAATTAGAAATTCAAGCACTATGTGAGCAATTTGTTCCTCATCTCCAAAAATGGACTCCAAATGTTTGGAAATATTATGAAGAGAAGAGATTGCATCGCGCTCGGTTGAGTCCATAAATATTTTTATCTTGAATTCGTAACTTTATGGCGACATACCCCGTTATTCATAAGACCACTGGTGAACAGAAAGAAGTGAACATGAGTGTTCACGACTGGTCTCAGTGGAAGTTAGATAATCCAGACTGGGATAGGGATTGGAGTGATCCATCTACCTGTCCTGGTTCTGGTGAGGTTGGTGAGTGGAAAGATAGACTCATCAATCGCAACCCTGGATGGAATGATGTTCTTCACAAGGCATCCAAAGCACCTGGCTCTTACGTAAAGAAAATATAATGGCAAGAAGAAAAAGAGGAAATGTAGAGCAACCAATCGGCGTTGGTCTGACGGCAAAACAGATGAAGAGGAGAAAACCTCTGAGTTCTGACTATTTGGTTGATATTGATCCACTTACAGACAATCAAAAGCGTCTTTTTGAATCATATGCGGCAGGTAAACACTTAGTTGCTTATGGTTGTGCTGGAACTGGTAAGACTTTCATTACACTCTACAATGCTCTTGCAGATGTTTTGGATGAATCAACACCTTATGAGAAAATCTATCTGGTTCGCTCATTAGTTGCTACAAGAGAAATTGGATTCTTGCCTGGTTCTCACGAAGATAAGGCAGATATTTACCAGATTCCTTATAAGAATATGGTGAAGTATATGTTCCAGATGCCTAGTGATGCTGACTTTGAGATGCTCTATGGAAATCTTAAGTCACAAGAAACCATTAAGTTCTGGAGTACTTCATTCCTAAGAGGCACTACGCTTGATAATGCTATCATTATTGTTGATGAGTTCCAAAACCTAAACTTCCACGAACTTGATTCAATCATTACTCGTGTTGGTGAGAATACCAAGATTTGTTTCTGTGGCGATGCTTCTCAGTCTGATCTACAAAAAACAAATGAGCGTAATGGTATTGTAGATTTTATGACGGTATTGCGTAAAATGCCATCATTTGATATAATTGAGTTTGGTGTAGATGATATTGTTCGTTCTGGACTTGTCAAGGAATACATTATTGCTAAAATGGAAGCAGGTTTTTGATGTTCAAGCATGTTGATGTGACGCTCCCCGAACTTGAAAGGGAGACTATAGATGGTGTTCGTTATTATAAAGTTCCTACGGAAGAAGAACTTTTAAAACTTGTTTCCATTACTTCTATTACCAGCCATTTTAATCGTGAAATTTTCATCAATTGGCGTAAAAAGGTTGGTGAGGAGGAAGCGGAGAAGATTACTAAGGCAGCTACTTCTCGTGGCACGGATATGCATTCTCTCGTGGAAAATTATCTGGACAATAAAGATCTCCCGTCTGTTGCGCCGATGGCGGATTTTCTGTTTAAAATTGCGAAGACGAATCTAAATCGCATAAATAATATTTACGCCCTTGAAGGGTCCCTATATAGTAAACAACTGGGAATTGCTGGGACAGTTGATTGTATTGCCGAATATGACGGTGAGTTAGCAATAATTGACTTTAAGACTTCCAAAAAACCAAAACCACGCGAGTGGATTGAACACTATTTTGTTCAATGTATGGCTTACGGTTGTATGCTATACGAACTGACTGGTATTTCAGTCAAAAAACTTGTAATCATTATGGCTTGTGAAAATGGAGAATGCGTCGTCTATGAAGAAAGAGACAAATCAAAGTACATCAAACTACTCGGCAAATACATTAGAAAGTTTGTTGGAGATAAACTGGAGCTCTATGGAACCAAATAAAGAACTAGAACAGGCAATAGAAAGTAAATTTTTAACCCCTTCCAAGTTTGCTCTTGAGATTGAGAAAATTGTTGCTGAAGAAAATCTGAATTATATTGATGCTATTTGTCACTATTGCGAAGTCAATAGTCTTGAGGTAGAATCAGTCACAAAACTCATTTCAAAACCTTTAAAAGAAAGACTCAAGTGGGATGCCACTCGTCTTAACTTTATGAAGAAAACATCAAGAGCAAGATTGCCTTTATGATCGTGACACCCTTTGAAACTTATCAACATTATTTGTCACTCAAAAATCATTTCACAAATCCAAAATACGACTTCTTTAAGTACGGTGCGAAGACTCGTGCCAGTATGACATCCTTCAACAAACGCAAGGACAAATACTGGTTTGAGAAGACAAGTCGCAAGTATTCTGATAAAGAAGTCTTAAATTTTTTAGTATCAAACTTTGTAGCAGCAGATTCTCCTAGCAACTTATGGATTGGCGAAATTATCAATTCTGGAGAAAGAACATACGCAGATTGGACAAGGCGCCAACAGAGTTTGACCTACTTGTTCAAAGAACAATCAACGGAATTGTTCTCACAAACAAAATTAGAGGATGCCTTGAACTGTTCCAAAGGTCATCCACCCGTTCTAAAAAGATTCCTGAGCGGGAAGATTTCTATTGAAACTCTAGTCATCTATGATAAAATATTCCTGTTCGGGAAGAAGTTTGATAAGAAACTTCTTGACCCTGTGTGGGAAACCGTCAGCTTAAAAATTAAAAAATATTCTCCATTTCTAAATACAGATGTGTTTCAATTCAAGAAGATTTTAAGGGAAATTATAGATGAGTAACTTTTTTGACTCCGATATTATTCAAGACGAACTGAGAGAAATCAACAAGTTACAAGAGGAAATCTACGGAAGCATTCTGACTTTCGGTATGATGCCCCGTGAGACCAAACTGGAACACATTGAGAAACTTGAGCTCTTGCTAGAAAAGCAGAGAGTGATGTATACTAGGTTGTCCCTTTCAGATGACCCACAAGCGGTTGAGATGAAAGAGAACCTACGCAAATCAGTGGCTCTGATGGGATTCCCACCAGAGACTGATATGCAAGTTTTATTCAGTAGTATGAACAAGACCATTGAGTCTCTCAAGCAATTCATTGACAGGTGACTCAATCTTCGCTATACTATCTAAGTAAATCCCCCGAATCCAAACTATCTGAGGTATCCAAATGTCCTTTTCGGATCTTAAAAAGCAATCCAAACTGGGTAATCTGACCGCTAAACTGGTCAAAGAAGTAGAAAAAATGAATACTAGCAGCGGTTCTAGTGATGACCGTCTGTGGAAACTGGATGTAGATATTT